CAAGCCAACAAAATATATGACATAAAAGATTTTATTGCAGGGAAAACAATTAGGATACCAGTAAATAACCAATAACATGCCTATTAACTTAAGATATCCAACACTGCCGTCATTTCTAGTAAATGGTATAAATTACAATACATGCGGCAACATAAGAAAACCACTACCATATACTGGTGAAACTGGTCTTTCTCCAAATGGAACATTTGAAAGCTATGCTCCATTTATAGAAGCAAGATTTAGCACATCTAAATCAAAAAAAAGAGGGACAAAAAAAAGACAAGATCAATTTGATGCTAGTTCTATTACTTATTATATAACAACTGGAAACTTTTTAGGAACAGATCGAGACAAAAGAGCATTTATTAAATCTGCCAGTATGGGAATATCTCAAAGCTATGGCGCAACTCTAGAAATAATTGATACATCTGGTCAAGATTTTACTAGCTTTTATAATTCTGTTTATAAAGCAGTGTGCCAAACTCAAACATCTAAAAGACCAAATAGTAGAAAAAATACAGATTTTATTAATGTTGCTCTTAATTTTGGATATGTATTTGTAAACAAAGATGGAACAAATGCAATTTATCAACAAAGTTTCGCAAATACAGCTGGTTTATCTGGTAAAAGATTTGGACCATACATTAATTATATTCTCACAAAAATAGATGTAACTTTTGATAACAACATTTGGAGATACAAATTAGAACTAAAAGGACCAGATGGACAAGCTAGTCAAGGTAGAGTTCCAAAAACTCAAGGAAAATTAGATCAAAAAGTCCCTATAATAAGAGGGTTTGAAAAAATGCTAGATGGGACATGTCCCCCTAAACCAACCAATAATACTTCAAAAGAAGGAGATCAAGTAGTTCTTGTAAAATCACCTCAAGGCACAAATGGTGATTGGTCGTATACTACTCAAAAAAATGCAAATACTCCAATGGGAAGAACTGGTGTTTATCCCGGCTACAATCTTCCACCACTTGATGCAATTCAGAAAAATTTAAACACTTTTGTAACTTCTGAAACAAAAGGTGTTTATTTATCTTATCCAAGTGGTCAAAATGATGATACTTTATATTTAATAGAAGCAGAAGATCCTGAATGTGTTAGAGATAGACAACTTTACAAAAAATGTAGCATAGCATTGTTTATGGGCACATATGTTGTAAATGGTGGTGATTTAAGTCCTGTAATATCTTTTTCGCCTAAAATTGAATTTACAGGAATACCAAATAAACAAACTGGTGGAACTACAGCTGGAAGTAATTCCAGCAATTCTGCCAAACCAAGAAGTGGATGTAGAAATTCCTCTACAAATAAAGATCCACAAGATACACCCGGAGCAACAATAGCGTCAAAAAATAGTGTTGACTCTAAAGTAAGAACTATAGTGCCTCCTTCTCAAGCAGCCGGAGTAGTTCAAGAGGCGGCAGATGCACAGCTTGGTGCTGAATTAAAATCTAAGCCTGTATTAGGAGCGGTAACAGCAGATTTGACAATACAAGGTGATCCAAGATTTGTTTGGTCATTAAATGTTATAGGATCTTTTATAAAGATAATATTCATCAATCCTTTTACAGTTATTCAAGATCCAGTTTTTGGAAAAAACAACACATCAAATGCAGAGTGGCTATCTCTGCCAACAATAAATGATCAATTGTCATCGATAGCTTATATTATAACTGGATGTGATCACGAAATATCTGATGGTAAATGGATTACTAAATTAAAAATAAAAGGCATAGAAGAAAACAGAAGAAGGTAAAAAAGTGAATATTGATGATATTGTTAAAACACTACAAGAACACGAAGATCTCATTGCTACGCTTTGGGACACAACAGACAAAATGCGTGATTCTGGATTAAAACAACCTGTAAATAATTATGGAATCTACACAGCAATTTGTGTAAGTACATATGATGTTTGGAAACAAAATGCAGTTCAATATTTTTCTCCTGTTTTACATGATCCAACTCAAGATATAGAAGGATTGCCTTGGGCTGCACCAATATCTTCATTTGGTGGATTTGATGACTGTGGAGCATCATGGGTTCCTCCTGCTGGTTCAACAATAATTGTAGCTTTTGAAAATGGTCAGAATGGTTCTGGCTATTATATTGGAACAACATGGACAAGAGATAGAGCACCGGGCGCATTAAATTATTTTGGTGTTCCAATTATAGAATACAATGACATTTATGCAGGAAAAAGAAACGGATATCTTTGTGGAGCTAATGATGGATCACAAGTCATGCCTCCTTGGAATACAGAATCATATAATGGATTTGACATCGATTCAATTGAAGAGATAGTTTCTGATCCAAATATTCTCAAAAGAATGACAACTCCGAACATTTATGGTTTTAAAACTCCAGAAAAACACATGATGAAAATGGTTGATGGAGATCCTAGTTGCAACCGTAAATGGAAAAGATTAGAAATAATGAGCGGCAATGGCAACTGGATGTGCTTTAAAGATGACCATTTACACTATGGCGGTCAATGGGCGCATCCAGCTTGTGCAAATTTTGCTAAAGATGGCGATACTAGTTGTATTCAAGGAGTTCCTAATCCTGAAGCATTTTCTTATCAAGATTTTACACGTTTTCCTTTATCAGGAAGTATATCTGATTTATTTAATTCTAACTATGATGATAATCCGATCATTGCTAAAAGCGAAGAAGTTGGTTGTTCTACAGAGGATAGATCAACAATAATTGGTGGGGAACCTGAAAGTCAAATCAATCCAGACTCACAAATTGGTAGAAATCCATTTTTCAAACAACAAAGTGAATGCAGACCATATAAAGGTCCGCAAACTCCGCAAAATAATAAGTGTGATTTACCTCAAACAGGCATACAGTTTCTTTCTATTTCTGGTCATAGTTTTGTAATGGATGATTCTGTCCATCAGCCAAGGGGCAATATGGAATGGGATAGAAGTATTCAAGCGTTTGATTTTGGTTGTGATGATAAATTTGTTGGTAGGTCTTATTGGAAGTCAACAACTGGTCATTTAATTGAACTTAATGATATTGAAAGAGTTGGAACAAACACAGACAAAGTTAGAGCAGATAATAATGGAGTAAAAATAAAAAGTGCTTTAGGAAATCAAATATTTTTATGTGATGCTGTCGATGGTCTAAATTGCACAGACGCTGCATCTTCAAAACAAGGTGTGAAAATAAATTCTACTAGTCAACATGAAATCTTCCTTTGTGATGGAGGAAATCTTAGAGAATATCCTTGTAGAAGAGATGGCGCTGTTCCAGAGCCAAAAGCAACCGCTGCTTATATGCAATTAAGAACTGGTTATGGTTTGTCCATAAGAATGGATGATAGTTCTGATCAAAATAAAACATTAGGACAATATATTTCTATTACTGCGCCACAAAAGACAATAGAAAATGGTTCAAGACCACATCAAATTACATTAAGAGAAGGTTTTGAAGGCGTGGAAGAATCAGGATATATTCAAATAAGATCAGGTGGGAACCTATTCCTTTATGCTGAAGAAAACGCTCTTGAATATGTAAAAGGTCACAAAATGAATTATGTGGCAACTAATAGGTTTGATTATACAGAACAGACATTCTATCACAAAGGAAAAGGCAACCATGTGATACAATTTGATGAAAAAATTTACTTGTTAGCTGGTAGAGATTATCCACCAATTCCACCAGATGAAGCAGAAAATCCACCTCCTGAGAATGTTTTGCAAATTGATTTGAATCAAGCTACAGATGATGCTACAGCAACAGATCCTGATCAGTGTATTCCGGGTGTGTTCCCAGTTCTCGTTTTAGTAAATGGATGTGTAAGAGCAAGTGATAGAGTTTATGCTTCTTGCAGCAATTCTGCCAGTGGTATTGGGCTTGGCGCTCTAAATATAACTGATAACTGTTTGCCGGGAGAAGATTTATGTTCTGGTGGTTTACCTCTTGAAGGAAATTAATAATGGCTGATTTAAAAGGTTTTCCATTTCCAATTTTTAAAAATCCATTAGGATTTTTCTATACTCAAATTGGCGCTAAAAACTTAAAAAGTGATTTGATTCAATTAATATTAACAAATCCCGGTGATAGAGTTATGTTGCCACAATATGGCACAGCTTTGAGAAAGTATATTTTTGAACAAAACACTGATACTACAAAAGATGCTATTTCAACAGAAATATCTAATTCAATAAGCACTTGGGAACCAAGAATAACTGTAACAGCAATTACTGTAACAGATTTAGTTGAAAAAACTGAAACTGGTTATAATTCGACAAACAAGAATGGAGTATTGATCCGAATTAACTATATAAATCCAGAGAAAATAAATATTATTGAAGAACTTGTGCTAGCAGTACCGTTCGAAGGGGGTTGACCGTGGAGAAGTGTCCGTTTGACTTAACGCCATATAAATCTGGGGCTAATGGCACAAGACCTCAAATTTTTTCATTAAATTACACCAATCAAGATTTCTGGTCAATGAAATCTCGATTGGTTTCTTACATTAAAGAAAAATTTGGCACAGAATTCAATGACTTTGTTGAATCAAGTCTTGGTATCATGCTTATTGAAAACTGGGCATTTATTGCTGATACACTGTCCTTCAAGACAGATCAAATCGCCAATGAAGTGTTTATTGACACAGTTACAGAATTAGAAAACGCAATACGTCTAGCAAATCTAGTAGGATTTGTTCCAAAACCACCTATTGCTGGAAAAAGTCTTTGGACAGCAAGAGTTCCAAACACATACAACGTAGATCTTGTAATTCAAACTCCTTATGCTGTTGATATATTTAATAATAATGTTACAACGACAATTGAATTATTTGCTTCTGATGCTTTGGGAAGACCAATATTTGATGAAAACATAGTAATAACATCTGGATCATTAATTAATAGCAATATAGTTGGTATTGAAGGAAGAACATACACAGATACATTCGCAGGAACTGGTGGAACAGATCAAGCTTACTTATTAAACTTTTCTCCAGTGCTATTAGATTCAATTAGAGTAAGCGTTGACGGTGTCACTTGGGAACAAGTAAAATACTTTACAGAATCAGCTCCAAAGAGAGAATATAGAGTTGAATACAATTCTGATTATTCTGTTTTCATTATATTTGGCAATAATCGTGCTGGATACATTCCTCCAACTGGTTCAACTATTGTTGCAACCTATAGAGTTGGTGGTGGAACTTCTGGTAATATTGTTACAAATTTTGTAAATGCACAGTCATTAGTTTCAATTGAAGGCGAAGTTTTCAGTGCAGTTGTTAATTTTACCAATTATACAAAGGGTGAATACGGATACGATGGCGATACAATAGATGATATTAGATATAAACTTCCTATTTACAACCAAACACAAAATAGATGTGTATCAGGATCTGATTATAAAAATTATGCTAATTTGTTTATGACTCCATACAATGGTGTTATGGGAAAAACAAATGCAGTTCTCAGACATTCTGGATGTAGTGCAAACATCATAGAACTTTATATTCTCACAAAAGTTAATAATTTTGATCTAGCTGTTTCTTCCAGTCAGTTCAAATATGAATTTACACAATACATGAATGAAAACAAGATGATGACAGATTATTTGTCAATACTTGATGGACAAATAATACTTTCAGATGTTTCTATCAATGTTGTAATTGATAAATATTACAAAAAGTTTGAAGACGACATCAGAGCAAACATAACAACAAGAATGCAAAACTTCTTCTCCCTTAACAATTGGGATTACAATCAAAATTTAAGAGACATTGATGTTATTAAGGCTTTGTCTGATATGCAACAGCCAAGAAGATATGATATTTATTTTACAACTTCTGATCCTGAAAATAGCGGAAAGCTTGTAAGGGCAAGATATTTTGAAATAATTAGACCAGATACTACGAGAATTAATTTTACCTATGAATAAGCTATACACAGATAACCCTAAAGTTAATGATAGGGTTGAATTTATATTCTTAACACCGGATGCAAACAAATGCTATCCAATAGATCCTTATTACATAGAAAACATCACAATTTTTTTCATTGAAAGAAATTATGCTTCCCCAAATATTCAAGAATATGATACTCAAATATCTCAAGCTAATTTAGAAGCTCGTTATCTTGTTTTAAAGAATGTTGCTTGTGAGTATCCATCAGAAGAAAATGCTCAACTTGCAAACGATGCTTTTGATGCTTGGCAAAAAAGTATTGTTACTAATCCATTTTACTACGCAAATTCTCAAATAGTTTTTCAAGCTGGAAGTTCCACACAACCACTTTGGGTTCGTGGTGGAACAAATACAGATTCAATTGTTATCAAAGCACCAACAGATGAATTTCCTTATTGCAGATTTCAATTTTTTTGGGATGCTTTCAATGTAAGAGAAGGTGATTATTTCATTTGTTACAAATGGAAACCAAACCCATCTGGTGATACATTAAGCGCACACTTGCCATTTTATCTTAATAGTGACATTGCTGCATATACCAGCAATCCAACACACAGAACTCCACCAAAAAAGTATTATGATTTACTAACAAGTTATTTACCAGAAATGTACAAAAGTACATATGCTGATACAGATAGAACTCCAGAAATATTAGACAAGCTTAATCTTGCTTTGAATGATGGATTTAAGCAAATGGAAGATTTAGTAAATCAAATTATTGATCTTCTAGATGCAAATGTTCTTCAAGAACCGCTTCTAATTTACTTGGCTAACTTTTTCAATTTGAAACTGCGTAGTTCTGATCCAACTAGATGGCGCAAGCAAATTAAGAAAGCAGTGCCTCTTAACAAAATGAAAGGCAGGCTAGAAGGACTTAGACAAGCATTAAGCGATGCAGGAATGGAATTAGTTGAATTTTCTCAATTGTGGCAAGTTGGGACAAAATATTCACATACAGAAAGTTTCTTGTATTCTGGCGAAACAATTTTTAAATTGTCAAAAGTAAGTTTAGATAAAAATAATACATTTTTTTTATTACAACTAGAAACTAATACTTCAGATTATGCAACAATAAGCTTAGACAACATAGAAATTTATACAAGTAATGGTGTTTCTTATATGAAATATATAGGAAACTCTCTAGAGCTATCTTCGAGATTAAAAATTACATATCAAATAAAAGAATTTCCTAATGAAACTCAAGTTCAAATTCACAATTACATATTAGGTTTGTCTTTGATTGACACAAGAGATGATCGTTATTTTGAGTATCCACCAAAGGATTGGAATACTTATGCAATTGAAGAGACAGATCCTTTGTTTGATGTAATTGTAAATGTTAAAAATCCATTTTATGAGCCAATTGTTTTTGGTAAAATTCGTACTGAATTTCCATATTCAGAACAAGCTTATAACATGGATGAATATAACGGTTCATTAAGAGACAGTTTTGACCCTAAAGATATTGACAAGAACTTTATTGAACCATGTAGAGATACAATTAGTGCTAGATATAATCTAGAACTTTCTGTTCAAGATTTATCTAATATAAGATTGGTCGAGGCGCAAGAAATAATTGCTGAATACACGCCATTTCATGCAATTCTTCACACATTGAAATTTAATGGCTATATGGAAGACTATATGCTTCCGGCATATGAGTCTTGGCAGATTTTAATAAAATATAATGCTTCTGATTATTTGATTTCTGGTCAAGCTAATACAATATTTAACAGAAATATTAGACCTAATGTGTATGGTCAAGTTCTTAGAAACATGTTAGCAACAGCGCAAACCGCTGAAAGCGGAACAACAAATGGATATAATGAATCAATTATTTTGTTCTGTCCTTTGCAAAATTTAGAAACAATTGGCATTTCTAATAATTCATCTGACACATTATTAGAAATTTTATCTCCACATGCAAATAGCGGAGAATATACTGTTCAAAATCCTGTTGGTAATTATGTTGAAATAATTGGTCCGATTAGTGAACCTTTAAACACAACAGAATTTAGCTTTATACTTTCCAATATTGTTTTATCTGATTCTAATTTTGATGTTTATCAAGATAACTTGTATTTTATAACAGATTCTACCTTGGATTTTCTTTATTATCCAATAAAAACTATATTTGATGTTGACAATGGTCAGGCTGTTGCAAGTTGGAAGATACAAATTGTTTCAACTGGATTAATTTATGAAATAACAAATATAGTCAACAATAAGATTTACTTGTTGAATGATG